TGATTATGTCTAGCTGGATCATCCAGTCAAGAATAAGCCCACAGGCACCTCATATGAGTGTGCGGCGGTTCCTTTGTTACCAAAGGTCTTAGACAAGCAATTAAAAAAGTCTTACAGGATCATTGGATTTGTTTCCAATAATACAACTTCTTAGTAAGCAGGGCATAGCTATGCCAGTTAGAATCGAGTAACTACCTCCTTCGGACACCGTCCTATTCTAACACTCATTCCTAAATGAGAAACTGGGAATTACCCCGGATAACCTGATTAATTTGCATCCGAATAACAGGCCAGAAAGAATTCTTTACTTTCTGACTGCAGATCCTCCAAATCCATATTGTAGTTTTTAATCAAAAAACCCTCATTATAGAAATGACGTTGAGCTTTCAACCAAACTTTCTGATTAAAGAAAGCCTGGGCTCTTAAGACCTTTTCTTCTTCAAGAGGATGGAATACTTCCCTCACTTTTGAAATATCCGTAGTTAGAAAGGCATCAACAACACAAAAATTAAAAAGCTTGGAAGCTTCTTCTTTAAGCACTCTTGGTACCCTGGGAACCTCATGATTATTAACATGAGTAAAATTTTGATTGTCCAAAAAGGAAAAATCTTCAATCTTATCCCGAGAAAGTTTATAAAATTGCCACTCAGCCCTAGAGCTAAGTTTTTTTGGACAAAATTCACTTTCACTCATCCTACTTCGGATGAAATCGGCGACTCTTAACTGATCCCTCCACTGATGATTCCCAAAAAGGGACTTAACATCTGTACAGACCAATCCAAGACCTCCTAACCACTCAGGGAAAAAGAAAGGTACTTTGGCATTCATAATTGAACCAAAGTAGTCTTCAACCATAACAGGTTCCTTCGTTTTCTTATCCTTAATCACCTTTCCGGTGATTGGATCCGTCAACACCCTAAATTTAATCTTTCGGGCTTCTTTAAGGAATAACTTGGTTGCCGCTGCAAAATATTCAGGCGGACAAGTCTTCTGAAGATCTCTGTGTACAGCTCCCATACGATAAAAGGGTTTTCCCCTAGTACCATCTTTCTTCTGCCCATAGATAAGACCCATATTCACATAACTAACTGTTTCGTAAATTAGATCATAATCAGTCTCCAAATACTTATATTGAACTGAGTTAATAGTCATAAACTTTCTTGACTTAAAGGTTTTTCCAACTGATGATTCTAAACCACCAAAACCCGTGATCAACTTCCAATTTTGGAACATTCGATCAACCTTACCAGGGAAAACACAGTCGTCTCCGTTCACTAATAAACGAGCGAGACTTTCACCTCTTCTATACGTATCCGTTACTCTATATCCTTGGACATGAGTAACTTCCATCGCAAAGCGGCAAAGAGCTGCATTGGCAAGGCACAAGAAAGGAAATGAAATAATACTTCCCATCAATTGTCCTTCTTTTTGAGGACTAAACCATTCATCTCGTAGATTGAATCCCATCCTGTAATCAATATTATAATCAGGATCTAAGATCATATGACCAGTTAGTACCTTTCTCATCAGAATGGCATACCTATCAATCTCTTTGAAAAAAGGATCCACCGGATCCACTTCATCTTTCCAAAGTTCCACAAGAGAATCTAATAGACACTCAGAAACCCAACTATGCAAATTATCAGTACTAGCCTTATAATCCCCTGAAATAAACTCTTCGTCTATTCCTAACACTCCTAATTGTTTCTTAACAATTTCAGATGTTACAGGACCTCCAATCAATTGAAAAACCGATTGGGATTTAAGGTGTTTCCATAACCATTTTTGCATTGGTTTCAAGACAGTTTGAGTAAGAGCTGGACCAGCGGTAATACACCTAACCTTTAACGGTTCAGGTAAACCAATTACAATAGTCTTCGGACTTTCTTCAAATGCCGCGTCTAAAAGTTTAGGATAAATCTTATCCCTCCAGAGTTCACAAAGTTCAGTTCCATCGTAATGCAGACCAATCGTCTCCTTGAAAAAAAAGTTCTCAAATTCTTTATCAATTCTCTCTTGTTCTACTTTACCAGCTTTTCCATACAATTCGGACAACTCTCCAGTCAAGACCACTGGTCCCAACTCCTTTTTTACAAAGGTGGATTTCTTCTCAAAATCCATAATGTCTTTATTGCTTAAAAAAGCACCAACTGCTCCCATATCATCTCTATTGAAATTATAATGAGAACTAGTAGAAGGAATAAAAGGTCGAGTAAGTTCGTCCCAACACATTTTCCTACCACTATAGACTTCCCTAACGGTTCTTCTCAGTTGGTAACAGATAGTATCTCTGTTAATGGAATGCACAAGACCATTGTCACCGACAATGTCAAAATCAGGCATATCAGCCCTCTCCGTCGTCAAATGAAGGAAACATTCTCGTTCCGCTTCAGCCACCTTATTCGGACTTACCGGTGGTGCGCCTTTCTTCGACTGTGCAATACTTTGAGCAAAGCTCTCAATTTTCAGTGGGTTTAACATTAATTTACTTAAAAACCTCTTACCTCGTCCATATACTAAAAAGGACGGATCTACCAGATCTGGGAAAATTTCTAATCCCTTGGGTACCATAGGAACTTCCTGTTCCATAACATGGCTGAAAAAGGCATTGATCTTATACTTGAAAAAATCTTTCCAAGATCCATAACCTGAGCTATACACAAACTCGAGGATTCGATTCCTCAATTTCAGTTTATCACTAATAGTCTTCTCTTTACGTTCCTTCTTCTTCCTAAGAAGTTCAGGTCCCGTGAGGATTGATAAACCTTTTTCGTCAGAGTAACCATATATCTTCATGATATCATAGATCACTTCAACAAGTGTGCTGACCTTTTTACAATCTTCGACTCTCTTTTTTTGAGTGGCAACGCCAGAATTTTTTATCATCCTTGCTTTTGCGAGTTTAATTTCTGAGTCTTTAGATTGAACGTTTTCGGATTTCGTTATATCCGTTACATCTTCATTTTGAATAAATTTTAACAAATTCATAATGGTAATCAAAGTTTTTC